GCTGGTACAGTTGCTGACTTTGTTAAAGTAGCTTCTTCAGCCATTGTGGGTACAGTTACAGCGGTCTCCGTTGCATCCGCTAACGGTCTTGCTGGCACATCAAGTGGCGGCGCAACCCCTGCGTTGACCCTGTCCACTAGCATTACTGGCGTTTTAAAAGGCAATGGCACTGCAATTTCTGCTGCTACTGCGGGCACTGATTACGTCGTTCCCGGCGGCGCACTTGGTACACCTTCAGGCGGTACGCTAACAAACACATCTGGCTTGCCGTTAGCAACCGGCGTTACCGGAATCTTGCCAATCGCCAACGGCGGTACAGCTACTGCTACCCCAGCGCTTGTTCAAGGAACTGGCGTCACTATTACAGGCACTTGGCCCAACCAAACAATCAATGCTACAGGCACCGGCGGCACGGTTACCAGCGTTGGCGGTACAGGCACAGTCAGCGGATTGACCCTGACGGGCACAGTAACTACAACAGGAAGTTTAACTTTGGGCGGCACTTTAAGTGTTACCAATGCAAACACAACTGCAACCAACTTAAACACAGCATCCGCTATTGTTGCGCGTGATGCTTCAGGCAATTTCTCTGCCGGTACGATTACAGCAGCACTGACAGGCAATGCATCAACTGCAACAACTGCTGCTGGCTTGTCTGCTACTTTAGCCATTGCTTCTGGTGGTACGGGCGCAACTACTTTGGCAGGGGCCAATATTCCTGTTGTCAACGTTGCCAACACTTTTACCGGCACGCAAACTTTTTCAGGCACTTCATCTGCCACGGCTATTTTTCTGAGCAACACCGCGGAGGTGGCAACAGTATCAGCTACGGCGGCTACCGGAACGATTGCGTACGACATTACAACTCAATCTGTACTGTATTACACGACCAATGCTTCGGCCAACTGGACAGTGAATTTCAGAGCTTCTAGCGGCACAACCCTAAACACCATAATGGTTACCGGCCAGTCAATGACTGCGGCTTTCTTGGTAACTCAGGGTGCCACTGCTTACTACAACAGCATAGTTCAAGTTGACGGATCAACGGTTACACCAAAGTGGCAGGGCGGCACAGCGCCAACGGCGGGCAACGCATCTTCGATTGATGTGTACAGCTACACCATCATAAAGACCGGTAGCGCCGCATTTACAGTACTTGCTTCACAAACTAAATTTGCCTAAGGGGTAGACATGCCTTTACTTGGAACTCGTGGAGCCGCATCTGCCAAGGGGTTTGGGTTTACTGCGGGCGCATCAGTTGCCAATAGCATAGCAATATCGCTATTTTTAACAGGCAAAAAACTTTATGTTGCCAGTGTTGGGGCAAATGACACAGGAGACATCTACGTTGCTGCGCGGCAAGACGATGGCGTTGATGGTTCTGACCAGTTTGCGTACTTGCTAAAATTTAGTAGCGCTGGTGTTCTTACGTGGCAAAAACAAATATATTGGACTAACGGTCCAAAATTTGCATACAGAACGTTTATGTTTAATCAGGCGTTACAGGTGGGGGTTTCCGGAAACATCTATGTTTGTTTTACTCAAGCGTTAGATACAAACCCATTTCCCTATACTGGGTTTGTTGTTAAATTTGATCCAACGGGTACTGTGTTGTGGCAACAGTCGTACAACCATAGCACTACCAATAATATGTCAGTGGTATCAATAGCTATTAATGCGGCTGAGACTGCGCTTTACGCGGGTGCTTTGGCAAACCCAGCCGCCGGTAATGACTTTAGCTATATGGTGTCGCTCAATCCTTCTAGCGGCGCTATTAACTGGGCAACCAACTATGCCGGTCAGTATGGATGGTACAGCTTAGCGATCCAGTCAAACGGGAATGTTGTAGGCGCTGGAAATATATCTAGCGGTGGCTATACAGGTGTAGCCTTTAGCCAATTTAACTCGTCCGGTACTTTGCAGTGGCAGAAAACATATTTAAATTCACTTGGCAATGTAAGTAGCACTGGGATTGCAGGGGATTCGTCCAATAATATTTATGTTGGCTACAGTTATCCATCTGGCGGTGGCGGGATGTTAAAAGTTGACAACTCAGGAACGTATGTTACAGACGCTAGAGCGTTTAACAACTCTCCGTCTATTTTTGCCAGTACTTCAACAGGTGATTTATACGGATGGGTATACGATTCGGCAAGCGTAATTGCGGTATCCAAATGGAACTCGTCTTTAGCTGGACAGTGGGCAAATCAAATAACAGGTGTTACACCTGCATCAATACGAGCTCAGGGATTTTCACTTGGTTCTAGCTCAAATACTACCTTCTTCTACGGTGCAACCATACCGGGAGATGGCACGAATTTTGGTGGTATTGTGTACCAACTTAAGAGAGATGGCACAGGCACTGGTGGCGGAAACAAAACTGCTGGCTCGTTTGTTACGTCATACAGCACCGGCACATCTAATATATTATCCCAATTTGGATTCACTCTTGCTAACAACACGGGGACAAATGAAGTAAACAGATTTACTACATCTCCTGGGTATACGTTAACAATTTCAAATTCATCTATAACTACTGCCGCGGTTTCGCTGTAGAGGTAAATATGTGGGACTGGGCTGAAGCATTTCTTGTTGCAGCTTTCATTACCGCTTTTGTTGTGTGGGGCACGTTTACCATTATTTGGATATGGTCGTGATGGATGCAATGGCTACTGATGCTATTTTTGGTGTTTCTACCGGGAGCATCCAGTCAGGACAGGAAGACTGAATACCGCTGTGTGCGGTGGGCGTGGACGGGTGATGTTTATAACCGCAAAGTTGTTTGCCTACAGTGGGAAAAGGTTGTACGGAAATGATTGATCTAACTAAAGCCATCGGAGCCGTTGCCGCTAGTGTTGCCGCATTAGGCGGTAGTTACACGCTTGCCGATAAGTTTGGTTGGTTTGACAGAGCCATTATTGAGTGGTCGCCAGAGAATTTTAAAATTGTGGCAGATGCTGGACAGCCCATCAACGTCACAGTTGCAAGAATAAAGAAACGGGACGACTGTTCTGTTGAGAGTTTTACACCCAACATCCGTGATGCGGCAGGTATGGTACATGAAGTGACCACCACCGCAAGTAAGTTCAGCGGCCCAGCGGGGCCAGAGATTGACACGTTTACCTATCAGCTTACAGCGGTGGGAAAAGAAAAAATTACACTAGGCAAAGCCACGTTGCTTGCGACCATCAAATACAAATGCCCAGAGGGTGAGCGTATTGTGCAATACCCTCGTCATGCAAATTTAAGCTTTGAATTGAAATGATTGATCCAGTATCGGCTCTTGAAGGACTACAAAGCGCCATAGGATTAGTCCGTAAGGCGGCAAAGGTAGCTAACGACCTAGGTGGCCTAGGCGTGATGGTCGGTCGTATGTTTGACGCAAAGAGTCAGGCGACCAAGGCGATGGTTGAAGCCAAGCGGTCAGGCGATAAGTCTAACTTTGCATTGGCGATGCAGATAGAAAACACGCTGATGCAGACCGCCAAACTAGAGGCGGAGCTTCAATTGATCTATATGCAGACAGGCAACATAGACGTATGGAATAAAATTAAAGCGCGGTCGGCTGAGATGGACAGGGAAGATGCTCACCTTGCACGACAAGCCAAAGCAGAAGAAAAGAAGCGCAAGGAAAAAGCACAAGAAGAACTTGAACTAGCGGCGGGTCTTACGGCGGGTGCTTTTGTTTTGATGATGTTTGCGTTTGGTATATACGAACTGTTTGAGTTTTGTGCTGTCAACAGGTGTGGGCGGTGAATGAGTACCAAAAGCAATTTGACCAATTCCTCAAAGTTTTTGTACGGTTGTACATTGCTTGGTGGGTGCTTGGGCTGTTGCGGTTCCTGCCGGATGAGTTGGCAGGGAAAATTGTAGATAAACTTCTTGGAATGATTGGACTGTAATGCTATCTCTATTCTCAACACTTGGCGGCTTGCTGATCTCAGGCTTGCCCAAACTACTGGACTTCTTCCAGAATAAAGCTGACCAGAAACATGAGTTGGCTCTTGCCCGTGTGCAGGTAGAACTACAGCTTCAGATGATGGCGCAGGGCTTTGCCGCTCAAGAGCGCATGGAAGAGATCAGAACAGATCAGATTGCCATGCAGACAGATGCAGAAATGACTGTAGCGGCCTATGACCACGACAAGAAGATCATGGAAAAGGCAAGCACTTGGGTGGTAAACTTTGTTGGCACGGTACGCCCAATGGTCACTTACATCTTTGTGTTGGAACTGTGCGCTATCAATGCTTGGATTGCCTATTACGTCTACAGTAACCCACGACTTGTCTTAAGTATGGAAGATTTGATTCGTGTTTCTGACATTATCTTCTCCACAGACGAGATGGCAATGCTTGGGGGCATCATAGGTTTCTGGTTTGGCTCACGTAGCTGGAGCAAGAAATGAAACTGGGCGAAGCTGGCGCTAAGTTGATGCACCAGTGGGAGGGGTACAGGACTAAACCGTACCTGTGCCCAGCCCATATTTGGACAATTGGTTATGGGCACGTTCTGTATCAAGATCAAATTCGCTTGCCCGTAGTTAGGGTGGAGGGCAAAGAAACCCCCATGATTCGTAAAGAGATGCCCCTAAAGCAGGAGGACAACCGTGTCTGGACTAAAGAAGAGATCGAGAAACTATTCGAAGATGACGTCGGCCCTACTGAACGTGGTGTTCTTAGACTTGCTCCCGCTTTATCTGGTCGTCAAGGGGCTTTTGATGCGTGCGTCAGCTTTGCCTTCAACGCCGGAGTGGGGGCTTTTCAGCGCTCTTCTATTCGGATGAAGATCAATCGTGGTGATTGGGAAGGCGCAGCAGATGCACTCTTGCTGTATTGCATGGCTGGTGGCAAAATACTCCTAGGGCTAAAAAAGCGCAGGGACGCCGAAAAAGCACTGTTTCTATCCTAGGATTGACCGATGGCACTTAAAAAGATTCTATTCCGCCCGGGGGTTAACCGAGAAAATACACGGTACGCATCCGAGGCTTTGGGGTCTGTCAGTGCCACTACCAACGTAGCTGGTGGGTGGTACGACGCCAACAAGATTCGATTCCGCGCTGGAATGCCTGAGAAACTTGGTGGTTGGACCCGTGTTTCTAACTTTACGTTCCTTGGCGTATGCCGATCTCTGTGGAATTGGGTGACGTTGGCGGGCTTAAATTTGATGGGCGTGCCCACTAACATTAAAGTTTACATAGAGCGCGACGGGTCTTACTTTGATATTACCCCACTTCGCGTAACTACCACGCTCGGCGCTAACCCGTTTACCGGTAATGGAACCAGCACAGTTACGGTAACTGCCGCTGCGCATGGCGGTAACACCGGCGACTATGTAACTTTTAGTGGCGCTACAGGAACGTACGCAACCACCTTTAATGCCGAGTTTACAATAACAGTGGTTACCGCTAACTCGTACACAATTAACGCGGGCGCGGCAATCGTAGCGGGGTCGTACGGTGGTTCCGCTGTTTCAGCCGCGTATCAGTTAAGTGTTTCCGCGTCGGTTGAAGTGCCTATTTCAGGCTGGGGCGCGGGCGCTTGGGGCGCTGGAACTTGGGGTGTTGGCGTATCCGGCACAGTTCCGCTGCGTGTTTATAGCCAAAATAATTTTGGTGAAGATTTAATTTTTGCTTACCGGGGCGGCCCTATTTACATATGGGATGCTACTGCTGGCCTCGCAACACGCGCTGTTTTGGTTTCCAGTTTACCCAGCGCAGACGCTGAAGTACCCTCTGTAGTTAACTTTATCTTTGTGTCTGACCAAAGCAGGTTTACGTTTGCGTTTGGCTGTGACGATTATGGAAGCTCAACTTTAAATCCAATGTTAATTCGTTGGTCTGATCAAGAATCAATTATTACGTGGACGCCCGCCGCAACTAACCAGGCTGGAAGTTTGCAGCTATCGCACGGTTCAGAAATTGTTACAGCCATCCAGGCTCGGCAAGAGATTGTAGTTTTTACCGATTCCAGCTTGTATTCTTTGCAATACCAGGGCCCCCCTACCGTGTGGGGCGCTCAGTTGCTTGGTGACAATATATCAATCCAAGGCCCTAACGCGGTGGCAATTGGCTCTGGGATTGTGTACTGGATGGGGGTTGATAAATTTTATAAGTACGATGGTCGTTTAGCAACATTGCGTTGCGACCTGCGCGAGTACATATTTAGCGATATTAACCAATCACAAAATGTTCAAATTTTTGCCAGTACAAGCGAAGGTTTTAACGAAGTGTGGTGGTTCTATTGTTCAACTAACAGCAACGCTATTGATCGCTACGTTATTTACAATTACGGTGAAGACATCTGGTATTACGGTACTGACCTAGGCCGCACAGCCTGGATTGATTCTGGCCTTCGCGATTACCCTGTTGCGGCAACATACAGCAACAACTTAGTCAATCACGAAGAAGGGATTGACAACAACGAGTCGCAGACGCCCACAGCAATTACTTCGACCATTTCGTCATCTCAATTTGACATAGATGACGGGCAGAATTTTGGGTTTATTTACCGGGTGTTGCCTGACTTAACTTTCCGTACATCCACATCTAATACCACCCCCCAAGTGACTTTGACTTTGATCCCATTTCAAAACTCAGGAACTGGCGCTAACGACCCAACGTCTACCGCTGGAACTGCGGCAGCAACAGTGCAACGGACATCCGCTGTAAACATACAAGAGTTTACGGGTCAAGTATTTATGCGTCTTCGTGGGCGTCAAATGGTGTTTCAGATTGACTGCAATACACTAGGTACGCAGTGGCAGTTAGGCGCACCACGTATTGACATTAAGCCAGATGGCAGGCGGGGTAACACATGAGTTATGTAGTTACTTCTACTAACGAGCTCAACCGAGTGGTTGCGCCTAATTTACCGTTGCCTACAGCAGCATACAACGTTCAATATTTTGACCAATTAACCAATGTATTGCGTTTGTACTTTAATCGTTTAGATGCAATAAATGCACAGCTTTTAACAACTAACATAATTCCGCCGCTTGTAAACTACACTGTTGCCACACTGCCCAGCGCGGTAACTTCTGGCGCAGGTGCCAGGTCTTTTGTCACGGATGCGTTGACTCCAACGTTTGGAGCAACCGTTGTAACTGGTGGTGCCGTAGCTGTGCCGGTATATTCTGACGGCACCAATTGGAAGGTCGGGTAATGGCAACCACAAAATCTACTAGCAAAACATACGTTGCTGATGCTGCGCAAAAATATCTGAATGCCAACCCAGATATTAAAGCTGAATACGATCAATTCCGTGCAAAAGAACCTGCTCGGTGGACACCCGAATCCTACGCTACATACCATTACAGTAACTACGGTAAAAACGAAACTTGGCGTCCCGGCGCTGATGGTCTAGCCGCAAACATTAAAAATATTGCTCAGCAGATCATGGACCAAGGTCTGTCTTCACAATGGAAAGGTGAGGGCAAAGGTTCAGCTCAGGCAAATGCTGAAGACATGGCGGCTATTATGACCGCCGTTGGTATTACTGATATTAAAGATTTTGGCACAATTACTAAAACTGCTGATGCTGCTGTTATTCCGCAATATGAGCGAACTGTAACTGGCTATGACAACGAATACAACGAAATTATTGAAAGCAAAATTGTTGGTTATACCGATCAAGACGGAAACCCTGTTGACCCAAAATTAGTTAAAAGTGAGCTTGCCCAAGTTGGTAGCGGTGATAACACCAGTTACGAGACTGTTTACGTTGCACCCGTGGGCAAACAAGAAGTATTTGGTAACAAACTTACCGGGCAAGAAGTTGCCAGTACATACGGCGAACGTCAGACAGGCAATGCTTTTGGCGGCACGTTTGACGGTAGCGGAAACACAGGCTACCGCGTTAAGTTTTCAGATGATGGCACACCATATTTTTTTACAACCAAGGCCACCTCAAATGATCTTGCAATTTTACTGCAAGACATTGGCCCCATCGGTAATATTCTAATTGCCGTAGCTACGGGCGGTTTGACAATACCTCAGCAGATTGCGGCTAAGTTTGCAATCGACATGTTGAGCGGTGTGGAGCCAAAAGATGCGCTAAAGAAAGCCGCTATCTCCTATGCGGGTGCGGCCATCCCCAGTACGGACTTCATGAAAGATGCTAACAAGTATCTGGCTGGAGTTGACGCAACCGGGACATTGAGCAAGGTATTTACAGGCGCTGCAGTAGGAGCAACTACAGGTTTGTTGTCGGGTCAGGATTTACTGACTGCCGCTTTAGCCGGCGCTAAGAGTGGTGGTATAGGTGGTGCCACCGATATCATCATGAACAACATGGACCTGAGCGGTCTAACTAAA